ATTTCCCCGTCAGACGTTAATCGGTTTAGGTAAAGAATACCTGCGCCATCCCGTGCGCCTGTAATGCTTGTGCTTGCCGAAAGTGTCGTAAAGCTGCCAGCCGCTGGCGTTGTGCCGCCGATTACTGCACCGTCAATCGTGCCGCTGTTCACATCAATGCCCGTGACTGGCGTTGTACCGTCCAGCAAGTCATCAATGGCGTCAAGGTTTGCGTTGCTCTTGGTGCCCCAAGTATCCTCGGACGCGCCCACCTCTGGCTTGGTCAGCCCGTAAGTCGTTGTTGTTGTATCCGCCATTGTCTCTATTCCTTAGCTGCCGCGCCCGGTGCGCATCGTTCCAAATGTTCAGGGGGAAGCATCGACCCACGTTTCAGGCGTGCTGGCCGCATCTTGCCATATTTTGCTGCTTGCCGCAACATCTGACCACGTTTCCGCCGTTTCCGCCTCCGGCTCCCATTTCTTTATCACGTCGATTGACCCGCTCAGAATGGCCGCGCCTGCCGTGCCGCTAAACTGCACCCGGTTGCACGCAGACGATCCAGAAGCCGCGCACCCCGTTGCGGCGACGCATTGCCGCACAATCTCAGCCGCGCACCCCGTCGATGATGATGCAGAAAACACGCCAGCCGCGTGCATAATTTTCCCGACTTCTGCCGATGCCGTGGAAGCCGTGGCAATGACCGCAGCGGCGTCAATTATAGACCCGTCAAGCCCGTAATTCTTTGCGCCATAAGCGCCTTGCCCATAGCCGCTGCGGTAAACAGTCATTAGTCTAGCGTCACGTCCAAATCACCCGCAGGCAGGCGCAGCACGTCGCCCGTGTCGATAGTCTTAGATGCTGTCAACGCGGCATAGGCAATGAGGTTGCCGCCCGTCGATGCGTCAAAGACGCCAACATGCGTGACCGTGCCATAGCCCGCCGTTGCCGTTGGGTATTCAACCGCGCCCGTGTTGGTTGCCGTATCGCCCGATACGCTAAACGTGACCGCCTGCCTCGCATATGCGCCGCCTGACACTTCCGTGCCGCCGCCCGCGTCATTGGGTGCGCCAGTGTAAAGCGCGACAAACCAAGCCGTTGGTCGCGTTGCGCTGCTGTTGGTAAACACCCACGTCAGCACGCGCGTCTCAAATGTGTTAGAAAAAGACATTTCAGTAACTCCTAAGTTTCATACGCAGGCCGGACCCGCCAACTTTAACGCGCGCGCTGTCTTCGTTAATGCGGTCAATCCCCGCCTGATATAGAGCAGCCCAAACCGTCAAGCGTTGATCCTCTACTAAGAACGGCGCAGAATGCTTGAGCGCGCTGTAAAGGTACGCGTCTGGATGATATTGCAGAACCCAATTCGACGTTGCGCTATCGCTAAGTGACGGAATGTCTGCGTAATAGTATAGCTCTGCCGTGTACGTGCCATCTGGCACCGGGAATACCTCGATTTCACCAGCCGTGATTGCGTAGTAAGCTGGAAAGCCGCCCGCGTTAAGATTGCGCGCCTTGCGGTCTAGCAATTCGTATTGACTGATAAGCTCAAGCGGCCTCGTGTTGTTTGACGTGACGTAAAAGCGGATGACCTCAAGGAAGTCTGCCGGTACTGCCGAATATTGCGTGTCAATTTCCGCCGTGCTGCGCTTTTCCTGTCGCCAGTGCCGCACGTCCCGGCGCAACTCCGCCTCGCCCAGCGCAATGAATGTCTTGATCTCTGCGGTCAGGTCGTCCCGGTTTAGAAAGTCCGCAATGCTTGATTGCAGCTCTGCATATGTTGTGATGGTCACTGCAACAGCCCTACTTTTTTGAGATACGTTTCCATCTTTTCGGCTTGCTTGTCCGATACACCAGATTGCGCCAAAAGTCCACCGACCGTCGATGCATTGGCAGACGACAAGTTTCGCAGATGCGCAAACTCTGGATCAAACCGCGCGAATTGTGACCGCATATTTGCAGGGTTCACCGTGGTCTGCTCGTTGCCCACCTTAACGCCGGTAAAGCCGTTGTCGTCCAGATACCCGGTAAACTCGCCAGCCCCGTCGAAAGGATTAGCCGCAGACCGCTTAAGCGCTTCCGCATTGGCCCGGTATTCATCCGGCGCAGGGTTGGACCTGATAGACATTGGCAACACCTTGCTACCGTCCAGATATTCATCCTTGCCGTACACCTTGCCCGCGAAGTTGCCCGCGAACTCTGGCCCGTCCGCCGTGTAAACACCCGGCCCATACTTACCCATGACGCTTGGTTTCAAGCTGGCATAGTCCACAACAGTGCCGTGATAGCCATCCGCATCAAAGCCAGCCGCCCGCGCCCGATCCATCCGCGCTGCGGCATCCATAGGCAATGGCGTGTTGTCAAACATAAACGCTGGATCGGCCTGCGTCATCATCTCGTCTGTCACCTCGCCCGCCCGCCCATCGGCGCGCATGTCCAAGATGCGTTGCGCCATGACAATATCACTCGGAGCAAACCTGTCGTTGTCAGGGTCCGGCATCGGGCGCATGAATTGCTTGCCCGGTTCTACGAAATCACTGCGCAGCGCATTGGACGCCAGCGCACCTTGCGGCGATGCAATCGCGCCACCGCCAGCCATAGCCATGCCGGTGACGTTCATCGCCTCGTTGATCATGTCCTCTTGCGGTATCGTCCCGCGATACGCTGAAACGGGCGCATCAACCGCGCGTGCAACTGGTGACAGCAAGCCCGCCAGCATATTGCCCACGCCCTCGTATCGCACAGTGTCAACGCCAGCCACCGGCTCCTTGGACAACAGCCCGCCAAACACCGGACGCCGCCCCTCTGCTGCAAGCTGCTCGTCATGCTGCCGCGCCATGTCGTAGAGAAAGGCAAACGCGCTTTCATCCTCGCGTCTGCGCCTTAATTCATCTGCGCTTGCCATTACTTCTTGGCCTTCGCCTTGACCTTGCGTCCTGACTTAGCGGCCGCAGCCTTTGCCGCCGCCTTGCCTTTTGTCGTGTACGGATATTTTTTGGTTCCAACTTTCGGCATGATGCACCCTTTCAGCTTGGCCGCATCATAGCATTTTTCGCGAGAAAAGAAAGCCTGCCGTTACTTGATGCCTGCAAGGTTCCGGCGCAATGGCCCGCTTGTCACCTCGGGCGCATGATAGCCTGTCGCATACGTCATGAAGGCGTCAGCGCCGTGGCTGTTGTCGTCGTGCCGTGGTCGATCCTTCCACACCTCGCGCGTGTCATCCCATTCCTTGCGATAGTTGCGCAACCGCTTGATGCCTACGTCACACTCTTTCAGGTCAAAGTCGCAATTAGCAAACCTCGCCCGCGCTGCGTCAATGGCCAGCATCTTGCTTTTTACGCGCGGCACAATAATCGGGCGCAACCCGTGCTTTTCCGCTTCTGCCAGCCTGCCATCAGTTAGGAATAAGTCCTGCCTGTCGCCATCGTGCGGCCAATAGTGGTCATCAAATGTAATGTTGTTTGATCGGCCCCAATCGGCCAGCCATTGCGCATAGTGCGCGATGTGTTCGCCGCTGTTCTCGTAATAGCCGACGAAGCGGTCCCGCGTCCCAACGCGCTGATGCAGCCATATCGCCAACATGTCGTTGCGGCCCAAGTCCCAGAACGTGTTGACCTTGTACTTGTGATCGATAGGGAAACGGCCCACCTGCTCGTTGCTGTCTGCGTGCTGAAACTGGCTGGCAAAGTATGCGCCCTCAACTGCCTGCTCGAATGCTTCCTCTGGATATGACGGGTTTTCCCGTTTCATATCGCCGCCAAGTAAGCCTTCCTGCCATATCCACCACGCCTTTTGCCCGTCCGTTAAGTCAATGCCCTGATCAACGCGCAGCATGTTAAAATAAGCCTCGTGCTGCTTTGTTACGCGCACAACCTCGATATCGTACACGTTGTTACGGTCCTGATGCCATGCGAAGAAATGGAACTTAAAACTGCCCTCGTCCCGCTGCGCCTCGTCACAGAACTGGTAAAAGTATCCCTCTTGCCCTTCCGCCGTGCTTTCAATCGTTTTCTTGTTGTGTCCTACAGCTGGAAACGCGCCTGTCACAATCTCGCGCGCCTTGTGCGGTGCAATGGCGCATATCTTGCCGAACTCTGACACGTGCAGCCGTTGAAGCGTTCCTGACCGCGCTGACGTGGCCACGCGGATGCTTGAACCGTTTGTAAACCGCAACAGCCCTGCCCGGTCATTCTTGGCCGGACGCGCCGCCTTTATGCCATCCTGCAAGCTCTCGTATGGGAACTTAACCTTCGTTTCAAATATCTCGTTAGCATCGCCAAGCGTGTGCGCAATGATGCCGACCCGCCAGTCGTTGTTAAACAGAACTTCGTCCAGCCCCAAGATGCACATCAGCGTTGTCATGCCAAGCTGCCGCGCCTTGAGAATGATGTCGGATTGCGTTGCGCCTTGAAGGTATCGCATCTGCGCATCGTTCGGCACGAAGTTGACGCGCCGACCGCGCTTGTCTTGGATCATGTATAGATTAGCCAAGCGCCATCGCTGGTCGTGCATGGCCTCGTACATTTCAATCGCTTGCATCTGTCTCCGCTCTGCGCGAGTTGATACTGGCGAATAGGTTTGCCATGCTCACGCTGCCATCGCTCGACGTGTTGTCCACTTCCTGCCGATCCTTTTGGCCCAGAACCTGCTTGCCAAGCCATACCAGCATTGTCGGATTGCCGCTTTGCGCTGCTTTCCATTGTTCCCGGCGCAATGATGCCTTGCCCTCGCCTTGATGTTTTTTATAGAGCGCTTCAAAATTCGTAACGCCCTCGATTTTCCGCTCTGCAATTCGGCGTGTTAGCGTTGTGTCACTCATGCCTAACACTTCGCATATTTCATCGCGTGTGCATTGAATGCGGATCATGTTTACAAGCTGGTCAAAGTCTTTGTCCGACATTGGTTTGCTTGGCCCCTTTGGTCCTGTCTTTGCCATTATGCTGCCTCACGTTCTGATTTCAGTTCGTCATAGGTCCGCTCAGTTCCCTCAAGCGTAGCCTGCTCGCCTGTGAAGTCCTGCCAGCGCTTGATGATGACGTCGCAGTATTTTGGATCAAGCTCCATCATGCGGCAGTCGCGGTGGTTTTTCTCGCAGGAAATTAGAGTTGACCCGCTTCCCCCGAATGCATCGTAAACAAGCGCTTTATTTGGCTGATCGACCATCGCCATGTCGATCAACTCGACGGGCTTCATAGTCGGATGAACCGTGTTTCGCTGCCGCTTCATTTCCCACACATCTCCGCGCAGAGTTTTATGCCCGCCGAAGTCGCCGTAATAAAAGATTATCTCGTGCTGCTTGAAATACTTATCCAAGTGCTGCGCGGGGTTGACCTTATTCCAAACGATCATGGCTTTCGGCGCTCGCGCCAGATCTGTCATAGCCTGTTTGAAAAGGTGAGCGTATTGCCACGAGCAGCAAACATACATTGTCTCGCAGCCCATTAGAGATTGTCGCAAAAAATCAACAAAATCTTCATCCGACATTTTGTCGTTTTTGATCTTGTCTCGCTTATCTTTAACGCCCTGATAGTCGATATTGTAAGGCGGATCAGTAAACACCATGTCCGCCTTTGCCCCGTCCATAAGCTTGTCCACCGCATCAATGCTGGTGCTATCCCCGCACATCAGCCGATGCCGCCCAAGCAACCACACATCGCCCTCAACCGTTACGGGCTGCTTTGGGGCTTCCGGCACTGCGTCCTCGTCGGTCAAGCCCTCGGCTACCGCATCCGCCAGCAATGCCGACAACTCATCATCATCAAAACCCGTCAGCGATAAATCGAAATCCAAACCGCCTAACTCTGAAAGCTCAACACTTAGCATTTCATCGTCCCAGCCCGCGTTAAGCGCCAGTTTGTTATCTGCAATAACGTATGCGCGCCGCTTGGCTTCGCTCCACCCTGTTGCAGTCATGCAAGGCACATCATCTAGGCCCAGCTTTTGCGCCGCCATGATGCGCCCATGCCCCGCAATGATGCCGCCCGCCTCATCAACAAGGATCGGCATAGTCCATCCCCATTCACCAATGCTTGCCGCTATCTGTGACACTTGTTCCGGGCTGTGCGTCCGGCTGTTGCGCGCATAAGGCACCAATTCGGACACCTTGCGGCGTTCAACCTTATCTGCTGGCCAGCTTATGCCGCCCTTTGCCTTGGTCATGTTTTTGCCTCTGTTGCTTCTCCGCCAGTATATGCGCGCGGTGCAATTGGCGCAAGTGTTAGCGGGCCAACCAGTCTTTTAGCCGTTCCTGCACGCCCAGCTTCTTGGCTGTGTCGTCTATGTGCGCCCTGTCCTCGATCCAGTCTGCGTTGCCTAAAAGGTGCGGATGATGCATTGCAATGAATGTGTATGCTTCCAGCCTGTCGCAGAATTTCAGCATCCGGTGTTCACCCGGCGTGATGTCTGTTGGTGTTATCGCCATATCGGCGCGGGCTTGTTCCTCTACCGCGTCCAGCATCTTTGCAAGCTCTGGCATTGCCTGCTTTGCTGGATGCGGCACGTCACCTGCCACCAATTCGCCGCAATCGTGGTGCAGTGCTGCGTATATCATTTCCCGGCGCACGTTAGGCCAGAAATATAGCATGATCTGCGCAACGCGCCCGTGATGGTCTGCGTCTGTTTGTGGCGCTGTAACCTCCGGCCTTGCGTGCCAGCGTGTGACGCCGCCTGACTGGTATATCGGATGAATGCCAATGTCTCGCTTGTTCATGGTTTATATGCTCCGCTGTCGATCATGTTTTTTGCGTTGATCAAAACCTTCATGCGCTTGTGCCACGTTTCATTCCCGTCCGCTCTGCCCATGAAGTCTTTAAAAAACTCCGCGTCGTGCGGATTTACGACACCGCCGCTCATACTACCGCAAGACGGACATTCAAAAGACGATGTGCCAACCGGTGCCGCCGCTGCCCAATCGCGGCCACAATCCATGCAAGCCACGTACTTGCTCACGTGTGGGCGTCTGTCGCTCAGTTCTATGATGTCCGCGCTCATTCTTCTGTCCTGTCTATCTGCTGGACCAATTCGAGCGCGGGGCTGTCACCCCCGGCCTCGAACGTAATTCTCCAGATTGTTCGGGGCTGGTGCGGGTTAGATGACACCGCCTCGGACATTGTATCGTGCACTGATTGATCCGGTCCTAGCTCACCATAAAGGTTGATATATCGCGCGTGTATTTCGGGCGCTGGCTTGGCGCGATAAATGGTATTGGACCACCAAAGAGGATGGCGCACGCTTAACCATTCCCGCCCGCTCCAATACAGCCAGCCGTGCTTGGCAAATTTCATTGCTTCTTGCGTCTCCGCGCTAAGAAACACCCAAGGCACGCAATTATCTGTCAGTGACTTGTCGTCAGCCATTTACCGAACTCGCCTTGTCGCGCAAATCGTCTATAGCGCACACGAGATCAACGAATTGCTCTTTTAGCTTCATCTCGCGCACCAAACCTTGTTTTATGCTTTCTTCTAGGCTCTTTCTAATTTCAACCGAGTGCAAATACATATTGCGCCAATGTTTTTGCTCTGTCATTTGCGTTTTTCCCTTTGTTTTCGGTTGTTTGGTAAGTATTTTGCAATTTTGCTGTGTTGTCAATGGTACATGCTTAATCCATTTGACGCGCGCATCGCTGGCGATGCCAGAATAACCACGCACCTATTCGGCGGCAACGTGCTTGCACCGCGTGGCGACCATAGCGATGCGATTGCAGCGCTTGGCGTTACTGGCCTGCGCTATCCGGGCGGTTCGCTTACTGAGCATATGTTTGACATAACCAACCCAAACGCGACCGAGCTAGTCGATCAGCGGACCGGCGAAATTAGGCGGGTGTTACGGCTGGACGACTTCCTTGCCTATGCTCATGCCGCGTCACAGCCTGTTACAATCGTTGTTCCTACGCGGACCCAGCTAACCGAATCCGTGGACGAAAACGGCGACAGGATGCCAAACATAAGCGAAAGCGACTTGCGGTCATTTGTGGCCGGCGTTGTATCGGGCGATGCTGAAATAGCGGCGTTTGAGGTGGGCAACGAATATTGGGGCATCGGAATGAATGCCGTGGAGTATGGGCGCGTATCCTCGCAAATGGCTGCAATCATCGACAGTGAACTAGCGGCTGCGGGTGCCGACGATGTGGATATCATCGTGCAGAAGGGAAACAATTTTGGATCGTCCCGTATCAGCGATGAATTCACCGGCGTGCCTGCGGATGAAGTGTTTACCGATCTAAACGAAACATATGGCACGGCCCTTGGTGGCGATGCGCTTTTTCCAAGCGGTGAAATCAATTGGGCATTTGTGAATAGCAAGCTGGTCCTGAGCGGGTTTGACGATGCAGAAATTCAATCTGTCGATGGCGTGGTTACGCATATCTATTCACGCGGCCCATCATCGCCCGAGACTAGATATTTCGATTTAGAAAACGCGCAAGCCACGTGGCTGGCCGATCATCCGGGCCTAGAAATTCACATCACAGAATGGAACCTGAAAAGCACAAATGACTTAGAACCAAATGACGATTACGGCCTGTTTCAAGCCGCTGAGATGCTCGAAATCATGGAAGAATTTGTTGTCTCTGGCGTTGATGCGGCGCACGTGTGGCCATTGAATGAGAACACCCGCAACGCGCTGTCGAATGGCTTTACGTTTGACGAAGCCACGGCACCGGGCGAGATGTTTGCGTTAATGTCTGAGACGCTACCGGGCAAGGCGCTGGTAGACCTAAATCCAGAAGCGCGCGATACAGAGGCGCAATCGGGCAGTGTGTCGGTGCATATGTTTGCCGGTGAAGGCGAACTTGCATTGTATCTGATTAATGAAAGCAGGCAATCAGGAACATCGGCAAGCGTGGACATGTCCAGCTTTATCAGCGGCTATGACGCAGCCGATGTTGTGGTGTTAGGTGTGGCCGATGGCGATGCGCCCGGTTCAAACAAATCGCAGGCGGTTATTGAGGATGTTGACCCGTCTGTAATTTCAAGCGGTGCTATTGAGGCGTCACTTGATCCCGGCGAAATCATGCAAGTAGTGTTTACTGGCGTGCAGCCAACCGATGCTTTCCGCCCTATCTGGGAAAGTGCAAATGCATCTGATCTGATTGACGATGAAACGCCTCCGCCTGTTGTTCCGCCAGATGACGACGACATAAGCGATGATGAAAGCGCCAGCGGCATTGAATGGCTACTGGCGCTATTTGGCGTTCTAGCTGTCGCCGGTGGTCTTGGTTAGGTCACTCATTTCTCACCCTCCTTGTGTTGCTTCGATGAAGGTTTGCGCGACCTGGGCAACGATTGCATTGCCGTAACCGCGCAGTCGTCCCACACGGGCGACAGCCCCATTAACCAACGGGGATGTGCCGGGTTCAACTGGCCTGAACTTTCCATCGCGGCATCCGAGCCAATCAGCGTTTCGCCAGTAGCCGTTAGTCGGATAGGCTGTGTGATTGCTGCGCTCGCCGGTAGGTCTTGCGGTGAACCCTTGCGTTCGATCTCCTTCATCGCACCTTCGGTTGTCCTGACGTTCTTGTCTCCGTCCGCCGCTCGTGTCGTCGGCCATCCGCTGAGTGCCATTTGCTGCGAGAGCGGCACGCCCTTGTCGTGCGGCCTCGGATCCTTCGCACCCCTCGCTGCGTCCTGTGTCGTTGGAGTCCCCCATCCGCTCAGTTGCGCTGTCACGTCCAGCCGATCCGTTGACCATTTGCCGTTGCGTATCCTGCCACCCAGGTAGCCGCCCTTGTGGTCTGTCGTCGCTGGCGTCGGCCATCCCCCGCACAGTGAAGCTATCGCTCCGAGTCCGTTCTGACGATTCTCCCGGAAGCGGTTGCAATCTTTCGTGGCGTTGTTTGCCATCGGCGTCGGCCACGGTCCCATAGAACCAGAGTCTTTGCCTGATGTGCGGCGCACCGACGCCCGCAGCGCACAAATCTGCCGCCCCGACGGCAAATCCCAATGCTTCCATGTCAGCTTGTACAGTGTCGAACCAAGCCCGTCCGTCTTTGCTCGCAACTTGTTCTCCAAAGACGTCGCTAGGGCGGCACTGCGAGATGAGGTGGAACCAGTGTGGCCATAGGTGCCGCTCGTCAGAAGTCCCTTTTCGCTTGCCTGCGCTGCTGAAAGGCTGGCAAGGGCATGATCCGGTCCAGACGGGGCGGTCGTCGGGCCATCCTGATTTTCTGAGTGCATAGGACCAGACGCCGATGCCGGCGAAGAAGTGGCATTGATCATATTTAAAAAGGTCATCTGGCTTGACATCTGAAATACTCCTTTCGTCTACATCACCGGGCGCGATGTGACTTTGTTTGATAAGTTCACGCAGCCAAGCCGCGGCCTTTGGGTCGATTTCGTTGTAGTATGCGGTCATGTCTCACCACCCTTGCGTGATTTCAACTCTGCCTCCAGTGCCTCAACACGCTTGTGCAGTTTAATGACAACGGCAAACAGCGACGTCAATGCGTCATGGTGTGGGTGTTCAACCGCAGGCAAAACGCATTCTTTGCCCATCATGGAAGTTTTAACTTCCTTGCCGCCGATTACTGTGACGATAGTTGGCTCAAACGTAAAATCACCCGCACTTGTTGTTAGATCACTCATGTCTCGCCATCCTTGTGTTGATTCGCAAGAGCCTTGCGCGCTGTTTTGCCACGATCACTATCAAGCGCGATTTCGGCCTGATATGCGCGCTGGGCTGTTGCTGTGGCAAATTCCCTCACGGTCTGCTCGTACCAAGACAAAGCATCCTCTAACTCTTTAACACGGGCCTCGTGTATGTCTGCGCGGATGTATTTTACGGTGTCTGTGCCAGCGCCAATGCTTGACCATCGTGTGATGAAGGACTGCTTCCAAGCCCAAATTTGTTTTGGTAATTCTTCACTCATGTCACAGGGTCCTGTTGTTAAGGCGTCTAGCTGTTTTCGCGCTTCCGTCAGTATCGCCAGCGATCTCTCCGAGTGGTCCTCACCGCTCCGAATCATGCTGTCCATAAGGTCGATAGCTGTTTTGATTTCGCCAATTTCACTCATGTCTCATTCTCCCTCAATCATTTACAAATACTGGTTGTTTGCAGTTATCCAATGCCCAATTTACCCAATAATGGAGCCACACAAGCCGACAAAGCAAACCATTTTCGAGTATGTTTTTATTTTCATAGGTGGCGACTGCGTCAGGGTATTTTAGCTTAAAATCAACAAAAGCCTCATTGATTTCTCTTCTGTGTCGTTCGGTCAAAGGTACACACCCCGGATGGTTCGCTAAAAGTGCGTCATCCCTCTCTTCTTTTCCATAAAACAGAGAAAGCAGACCAACCGACTCCGCGAAGTCACGCCACACTGAATAGGAAGGGTAACGACCATTTGTGTAATCACTAACTTCACCAAATGCGGGGGCTTCATCATGGTGCGAAATCCGCGTTGACAATTCAACACGAGGCTCATCCTCGTCTTGGTGATAAAAAACCTTTAGCTCTCCTATTGTTAAGTTATAACCCATTATTCATTCTCCCTGTTTTGCGCGCCACATCTGCTTGATGCGCGCCTTGAGCGTGTCCCGCAGCCCTTCCGGGCATCTGCCAATGAAAGCGCGCCGTTGAGCCAGCGTGGCAAGCCCTACAACCTGCCGCGCCATTCCGTCTATTATTTCATCGCGGCACCTGTCCGCGTACTCGTTGCGGATGTGAGCGCTCGAAAAGCACAGCGCGCCGCCGCCTATTGGATCGCCCGCGCGCCATGTCCGGTGCATCAATGTTCCCACCATTCCAGCTTTTTCGTTTTGCGCGCCACGTAATAAAACTTGCGGTGTCTCCAGTGTGGTGACGACTTAGGCCGCTGGAATATCTCACACGCGCCGCTCTCAGCCAACTTCAAAGCATCCGCCTTGTGTGGCCCTGACGCATAGTCACCGAAGTGATAAATGATTTCGGTCCCTACCTCAGCATTCGCCAATGCCAGAGCAAGCGCTCCGGGCTTGGCCTTGCTTACGTCAACGGGTTCTTGCACTTGCCCACGCATCAGAACGGGATTTCATCGTCTAGGTCGCGCGATGGCTGCTGCTGCGATTGCTGCTGTTGAGGCGCGCCGTACCCGCCGCCGCTGTCGTCGTTGCTGCCACCATCCAGCATGGTTAACGTCGAACTGTACGGACGCAAAACCACTTCTGTAGAATATTTGTCGTTGCCGCTCTGGTCCTGCCATTTGCGCGTCTCAAGCTGGCCCTCGATATAGACCTTTGAACCTTTCCGCAGATATTGCTCTGCCACCTTGGCCAGAGGCTCCGAGAAAATGGCCACGCTGTGCCATTCGGTGCGCTCTTTTCGTTCGCCGCTGTTTTTGTCGCGCCATTTTTCCGACGTGGCAATTCTTAGATTGCACACCTTGTTGCCGTTTTGAAACGTTCGCACTTCGGGGTCACGCCCCAAATTGCCGATGATAATTACTTTATTCACTGATGCCATTATTTTTTTCCCTTGGTTAAATTGTTATCCGTGGCCGGAGCCGTTGCCGAAGCCGTAGCCGAAGCCGGAGCCGGAGCCGGAGCCGGAGCCGGTGCCGGTGCCGTAGCCGGTGCCGTAGCCGTTGCCGTCGCCATCGCCGTAGCCGTAGCCGGAGCCATCGCCGGAGCCATCGCCGGAGCCATCGCCGGAGCCGGTGCCGAAGCCGTTGCCGTCGCCGTCGCCGGAGCCGTGGCCGAAGCCGTCGCCGAAGCCGAAGCCGTTGCCGTAGCCGCCGGGCTTTTCGTATTGCTCAAACATTACGGGGTATAAACCGGCGCGTCTTCAACCACCTTTGCCGCCTCAGGCGTGCAAGGAATAATCTCCAAACCGTCCAGAATGGTCATTTCGTCAACGGCAACGCAGATTTTAGACCGCGACCCAACCGGGCCATATGTTGCGACCTCGGACAAGCTAATGCCGTGCGGCGCAACATCCCACCGCCACAAGCGACGCGCGTTTTTCAACTCCATCTGCCGACCATTCTGCGAAACAAGCTCCCCGCAATGCACGCCAGAGGCATACGTGCGAATAATGCACACCTTGCCAATGTGAGGCGATGGCGGCGCTGCGTCTTGATTGCCAAACATTGCAGCCAGTTCTTTTGCTTTTCCAATTGTTAGATTGTCGATGTTCATTTGTCTTTCTCCTTGGTTAAATTGTTATCCGTCGCCGGTGCCGTAGCCGGAGCCGGAGCCGTCGCCGGAGCCGGAGCCGTCGCCGGAGCCGGTGCCGTAGCCGTCGCCGTAGCCGTAGCCGTCGCCGGAGCCGGAGCCGGAGCCGGAGCCGGTGCCGGTGCCGTTGCCGGTGCCGTAGCCGTCGCCGGTGCCGTAGCCGTTGCCGGGCGTTTCGTGTTCCTCAAACATGCTTTCTCCCTTCTTCCTGCATCATGCCGCAACCATGCGCGCCCCGCAAGCGCTATTTGCATTTTGCGCAAATTATTTTTCCGCCATTCGCTTTGCAGAATAACCGGCCCTAGCCATTATCTCGCTTGCCGCTTCCTGCGTTATCCGCTTGCTTGCCTTTGCTGGCTTCGGCTTCCGTGCCGCCGCCATGCGCTCCGCCTCTTTCTCGCCCCGTGTCTGCTTTAGAATGCGCACAATGTCGCCCGGAGTAGGCCGCACGCGCGGGTTATCCCCGTTCCACTTGCGCAAGCCATAGACAACCTGTTCGCGGGTCCACGCTTGCAAATCATCGCACCACCAAGCCAATTGCGCCGCCTTTATTTCCTCGGCCTCGTGTGGCTGGAAGTATGCGCTCAGGACCGTCTTAACCTCAAAAGCAATCTTGGCCCGGTGATCTATTAGCTCGGCTGGCGACATTGATTTGTCGTGCCGTGGAGTTGGCGTGGGTATCTGCTTG